CGTTGCAGATCCGTAGAATGATTGCTTTCGATCTGAATGACTATAACGATGTTAAGAAATGCAACTATCGTCCAGATTCATATGGACTTGGCAGAATCGAATATAACGATATTACGCAGCTGAAGACATGCTGTGACCTGCATATGAATAGATTTGACATGTTGTATCTCAGAAAGAACAAGATCGGAATAGAAGACTACACAGATTATTTATACCAATGCCACAAATTAGGAATCAAGAATAAACATCCGCAAGATTTCAAGACTGAGCATGAGAAAATGTCAAGGATTCTTCTGGAAATAGAAGAAAAGGAAAAAGAAGAATTGGTCCGCAATTCTAAGAAAATACTTAAAGAGTTCACTGCTGCACTTCCAGAATATAAAAGCAGTCAATTAACAATTAAACCTGTAAAGAGTGCAACGGAACTCAAACGAAATGCCGAATATATGCACAATTGCATATATGGATATCTTGAAAAGTATCTTAATCATGAATGCATTCTTTATATCGTGAGAGAGAAAAGCAAGATTGTTGCCAATGTCGAGCTCAAAGGATCATCAATCATACAGATTAGGGCAAGGTTCAATGAAGATCCTCCAGCAAGGATAGCAAAAGCTGTTAAAAAGATGGTCGCTTCAAATAAGAGTGCATTAGAGAATGCAATAGAAAGTAGGAACTAATGAAAAAATCAATTATTAAGATTGCAGCAATATCAGTTTTAATATTTACATTGACTGGATGCCAGAAAGCAGAACGTGTGAACTATAACATCCGAAACGATGCAAACAATTTCAAGATCAAGCGAAAGGTCGTTGCCATCAATACCAGGACAAACGAAGCGTTGTTCACGGTGGAAGGTTACATCTCACTTGAGACTGACAAAGATGGTGATCTTAATGTCACCATTCAGACTGGTGAAGATGAATACAAATTGTTCTATGCTCATCTGTCTGACGATGTGACATACACATCTATTCAGCTCGACAGTGCAGACGTCACACCGTATGCATACGAGATAAGTTTCTTTCCGGCAAAGGATGCAATAGAACATGGATTGATAGATATTACATCTTCGGAGAAAACAGATGATTAAATGTCATGTGCTAAAGCTGGAATCTGAATTCTGTGATGCTGTAGAGAGCGGAGAAAAGACATTTGAAGTTAGGATCAACGATAGAGGGTTTCAAGTAGGAGACCATATAAAATTCAAAGCGGTATTCAATGGCAAAGAGATTTTTCACAGCATAAACGATAAAGATTATGAAATTACTTACATCATTCACGGATGGGGATTAAAGACTGGTTATGTTGCACTGGCAATCAAAGACACTGATCCACAAAAGAAGAATATTTTGAAGCCAGATATTGTAACAAAGATATGTAAGTTTATTTCTAACAATGATTGCGGATCAGACGAATGTGATAATTGTCCACTAAAAATGTATTGCATGGAACACAATGAAGTGGATTTATTCGCATATCTTATGAGCACAGGGAAAGAGGAAGAAGAAAATCATAATGGAATGGATAACTGATAAGAATCCTGAAGTTGAAGATGACTACATTGTGACAATTGATGGTTCAAAAGAATCAACAAGTCTTCTATGGAACGGTACAAGAAGAAATGATATGAAGAACAAGCAAAGGTTTCTCAATGAACTTGATCATAGATGCCTCGGTAAAAGTCCAAAGAAAGAGACACTCATAGAAAAAGAATCAGAAAGTTTTGCAGAAAAGTTGAGTGATATTTCCAAGAAAATCGGAATGATCAGGCAGAACACTGATGAGATGGTATCAAAAATGAATGACATAGCAGATTCAATCAACAGATTCAAAGAGGCATATAAGAAAGTGGGTGATGATACAGATGGCATATTACACATCGAGCCAGGGGAAATCGAAGAAGACCAAGATCGTACCAAAGGGAATGCCGAAACGGATGGACAATCCGAATGACAACTATCAGAGAAAGACATCCACAAAGATGGGTAAGCAGACGATGTGGTACTTCACAAAGGAAGACTTTGAGAAGATCCAGAGAGCGTGTCTTGTGCATATGCAGAAGGCTCACAAAGGATCAGACACAGAGTACAAATGGGAAAGGAATTATGTTCTCATGATGGCTGGTGTGAATCTTGGGTGCCGGACTAACACATTGCTTGAACTGACACCTCGAAATTTTGCCGGAGGGCACTTCTACGTCAAGGAGCATAAGACAGGAAAGGTCCAGGCATATGACCTCTCAGATGACTTGTATAAGCTTCTTGACAAGTATGTTGATAAATGGAACTTCACTAAGGATGAGTTCATATTCAAGAACCATATGGATTCTGCAAACAAGCCATTGACTCGTCAGGCTGCCTGGAAGTTCGTCAAGAAGCTGGCAGATGAAGTAGGTATCAAGTATAACGTTGGAGCTTATTCAATCCGTAAGAGCTTCGCAAGGTGGCTCTATGACGATTGCCATGACATTTTCAAGGTAATGCATATCATGCAGCATACGGATCCAATCGTTACCGCTCGGTATATCTGCCTTGAAGATGATGAAGTATCACGGATCAGGAACAGCATCAACAACGGATTTGGTACATTTCAGTAATGCAAGTTGACATAACTGATTTGGTAAACTGCAGAAAATGAAAAAATATTCATTTAATGCATAACAAAAAGAAAATCATAGAAATATGAATATATCTGTAGATTTGACTTAACTTATATTCTGTCAACTCTGCGGATATGTTGGAAAAGGGGATAAATGGTCAATGTTGAGCCAGAAATAAAAGAAATTATCAGTAGATTGAAACTGGAAGGTAATACGACATGCACAGATGACATTATTACCATTCTTGGAAACAAAGAAGAAAAGGTCTGTGACATGTCTCAATTTGCAAGTAATATCAGCCACAAATCAAAGATTATGTTGCTAGGAAGAGAAGCATTTATCAGGAAGCTGAGAGACAAAGGAATCTATGTATGGATTCATTTCTCAGACGATGGCCATCCGATCATTGAACTGGACAAGATCCTTCAGGACAGCAGAGAATATGCTGAGAAGCTGTCTGCAATGCATGAGTAAGCCAATGACATATGAAGAATTTCAAGGCACTATGTTGCACTGGCAATCAGGGGAGGAAAGTGATGGACAATGCATTCCAGATATCAATCGAGGATCTTCGGAACTATAGGCATCGAAAACACGAAATCATGTCTATCGATGAAGAGATAAAAGCATCTTACTATCCACTTCATTCTGCTGGATCAAACAGCGGAGGACATGGATCAACGCCAGGAGATCCGACAGCCCAGGCAGTCAAGCATATCGAGGCACTGCGTAACAAGGCAGAGAAGGTCCAGAAGAAGGTTGATCTTGTGGATATGTGGCTCGTGACATGCCAGGACAGCGAACTAGCAGCTATCTGTAGGCTCCACTACTGTGCTGGGAAATCTTGGGGAATGACTGCAGCAATGCTTAATTATGAGCGACCTTCGGTGGTTTCAAGGGTGAACAGGTATTTCGGATGCTTGTGAAAATGCATTCATTTGCATTCACTTGCATTCACTGAAATGTGATATAAGTAAATTATCGAATTAGCGGAAGAGAGCGGAAACGCTCTTTTTTCGTTATTCGGACGGAGCTCGCGATGCCTTTGACATCAAATGTCTATTACATGTCCCCCCTTAGATGCATGTGATTGGCCTCCCGTAAACTGCGGGCTCCACTATTGGAGAATAAAATGTCCGAAGATATTGACGAATTCCACAATCTGACAGATCAAAACAAGTATGCAGCGAGAATGAAAGAGCTCAATGAGAGATCTGTTTCGCCATGCAAAGAATGCAATGATCAATGTCCAGGAATAGACAGATGCGACATCTTTAAGGCATGGCATAAATTAACATGGAAGATGCTCCACTATTGACATCAACGCACATCTCCCTCTCTGAAAATACCCCAGGGAGGGAGAATTCCACCCGGAGGTGATTAGATGAGTAAGAACCAGCGAAGAAGCGACCGTGTTTCAAGTAACCGGCAGGCGTTCGACAGGAACAAGAAGAAGATTTACGCAACTCAGGAGATCTGTGGAATATGTGGAAAGCGTGTGGATTTCTCTCTGAAGTTCCCTGATCCGATGAGTCCAACCATTGATCACATCATACCGGTCAGCAAAGGCGGACACCCATCCGATATCGACAACCTTCAGCTTGCTCATCTCATTTGCAACCGTATGAAGAGCGACAAGCTGCTCAAGACAGGCGTCAGCGTTCAGCCAGACGATGACAAACTGATAAGCAATAGAGATTTACCTCAATCAATGGACTGGCGGTCCTATCGCGGTTAAACGAGCTCTCAGATGGGGGTATACCCACCCCTACCAGGGGGCCTCCGTCATCCCCGCCGTCACTGTTCACTTTTTTTCACGATTTTGGTCTTTTGGACCCAGGAGGATATCATGGACGATTACAAAGGCATTGAGTATCTCAGAAGAAAGCTAAACGTCAAACGATCAAGAGTGCTGCTGAGATACAAATATTATGACCAGAAGAAGATGGCTGAGAGGCTTGGCCAGACAATGCCGGCGAACATCCGGAACAATCTGCAGGCAGTCATGGGATGGAATACTTCATCCGTTGATCAGCTTGCGGAGAGAATGGTCTTCCATCGTTTCCGGAATGATGTCTTCGATCTGAATGGCATCTTCAATCAGAACAACAAAGATATATTTGTTGACGATGCGATCCTGGGTGCATTCATTTCATCCTGCGACTTCACATACATCTCTGCAGATCAAAATGGCTTCCCTCGGCTGCAGGTCGTTGATGGTGGAAATGCTACAGGTATCATTGACCCGGTCACAAAGATGCTGGCCGAAGGATATGCAGTGCTTAAACGTGATGACAGTAAGAACCCAATCGTTGAGGCTTACATGATCCCAGGAATGACAACCGTATATAAAAAAGGCAATTCTATTCCGGAAGAGTATCCGAACAAAGCACCGTATGCTCTTCTGGTACCAATCATCAACAAGCCAGACGCATGCCGGCCATTCGGACGTTCACGTATCTCAAGAGCTGCAATGGCCTATCAGTGTGAAGCTGAGAGGACACTGCTTAGATCTGAACTGACATCTGAATTCTATTCATTCCCACAGAAGTACGTGCTGGGACTTTCGGATGATGCTGATGCACTGGACAAATGGAATGCGACGCTCAGTTCATTCCTTGACTTCCGCCAGGATGAGAACGGAAAGGCTCCGACTGTCGGACAATTCCAGCAGCAGAGTATGGCTCCATACAATGATCAGATGAAGATGATAGCCTCACTGTTCGCAGGAGAGACGGGGCTCACAGCTGACGATCTTGGCTTTAAGAGTGACAACCCGACAAGCCAGGAAGCAATCCAGTCAAGCCATGAACGTCTGAGACGGATCGGTAACAAGGCACAGAGAGATTTCTCTGTCGGCCTGATCAACACTGGATATCTCGCAGCATGTGTCCGCGATGATGTCGAATATGATCGTGCAGCATTCTACGAAACAGCTGCAGTATGGGCTCCGATATTCATGCCAGATGCTTCGATGCTGTCAATGATGGGAGATGGCATCATTAAGATCAATCAGGCCATCCCAGGATATATCAACGAGAACAATATGTATGAGCTCACGGGGATTGAAAAGGGAGAGAGCGAGATAACACTGAAGACTGTCATGGAGGACAACAACAATGGAGGATCTGGCACCGGATCTACTGAAGAAAATCCAGAATGATTTTGAACGGCGGGTCAAAAACGATGCCTGGATTAATTCCATGCTGAAGCGGATACGTGATGGAACAGCAACACAGATCGACTGTGGAGAATATGCCAACCGGATCGGAAAGTATGCAGCCAAAGCGATGGAACACTTCATCACAGCGGAAAATCTTCCAGATGGAACGCTCTACTACAACATTGCAGAGTCAATCATCCCGCCGGTGCTGCAGAACAATTACAATCTGGTAAACGACATCGCTTCAACAGTGATCAAGAAAATGTATGACGATGAAGGACTTGGAATGAACCCAGTACGCGGGCCTGATCAGCTGGAACGTATCGATCAGATCGTCGAAGGTGCCGTCCAAAAGAACGGCATTCCGGAAGGTGCAGTCGAGAACTTCACATACAGTCAGTTCGACAATTTTCTTCGAGCAAATAACGAACAGGAATACAAGGCCGGACTGGAAGCAACGATCACACGGGTCGCAGAAGCTAAGGCATGCAAGTGGTGCAGATCTCTGGAAGGTATTTACAAATACTCAGAGGTCAAGGCACAGGGATCAGATGTGTACCGCCGGCACGACAACTGCAGATGCCAGGTGACATACAAGGTCGGAAAGTATAACCGGGATGTGGTCAGCAAACGCTGGCAGGTGTCCCAGGACGAACTTGAAGCCAGGCAAGCAGTAAGTGTCGAAGCCTCGCAGCCCCGCAGCATAGAGGAACAGAATGCCATGCAGTCGTATGCAATGCAGCAGAAGCTGGACAAGGCAACGGTCATCCAGCAGACAACTGGCAAGGCATACACCGAAGCGGATCTGTCCTATCGGCTTGCATATCAGAAGCAGCAGATGCAGGCACGATCAACGACAAGAGATGCACTGCGGAAGAGGATCACATACAACGAACGGAGGAAAAACGGCTAAATGATAAGAAGGGGCAGACAGACCCCTACCACAGCCGTTGTACTCCCGTACAAAAAAACACTGAGCGGCGAATGTATCGCCGATTATGAAAAAACTGGAAAGACCTGTCAGGAATGGGAGTCCTTGATCATCTCCGACATCATGGCCGTTGATGACGATGGGCTTTGGGTCCATGCATCATATGGCCTGGAAGTACCGCGTCAGAATGGCAAGGGTGACATCATCGTCATGCGTGAGATTTATGCACTGAAGCATGAAGAGAGAGTCCTGCACACAGCACATCGCACAACGACGTCAGCTGCAGCATGGGAGAGACTGAAAGAAGCACTCGATGATCTCAGCATCAAATACAAAGAGTCGGGAGCAATCGGGCAGCAGAAGATCAGGATCTATGACATCAACGGGAGAGTCGGAAAAGGATGCGTCCATTTCCGGACACGATCCGCAAAGGGCGGCGTAGGTGAGTCATTCGATGTATTGATCATCGATGAAGCCCAGGAATATACGGATGATCAGAATTCGGCACTGCAGTATACCATTGCAGCATCACCAAATTCCCAGACGTTATTCACTGGCACACCGCCGACAACGGACTCCGCTGGAACAGTATTCATGAAGTATCGCCGTAAATTGATCACGAGCGGTGCGATGAATGCAGGATGGGCTGAATGGTCAGTCAGTCAAATGACACGCATAGATGATATCGATGCCTGGTATGAAACGAACCCGTCAATGGGTATCACTCTCACAGAGAGAGTCATCCGGAAGGAACTGCTGAATGCTGATGAGACTGATTTCAATATTCAGCGTCTCGGCCTTTGGCTGAGTTATAACCAGGCGAGCGAGATATCTCGTGACGAATGGATTGCACTGCAGGAGCATCCGCTGCCTAAATTCAGAGGCAGGCTCTTCGTAGGCATTAAGTTCGGCCACGATGGAACGAATGTGGCCATGTCCATCGCAGTCAAGACAACCGATGGAAAGATATTCCTGGAAGCAGTCGACTGCAGGCCGGTACGTGCCGGAGATGGATGGATCTTGCGATGGCTGAAAGACAGCTATATATCGAAGATTGTTGTCGATGGCAAGAGCGGTCAGGACATCATGGCCAATGATCTCAAAAATGCGAAGATGGGAAAATACATGATCCTTCCGACAGTCAGCGAAGTGATCACAGCGAACACCAGCTTCATGCAGGCAGTCGAAGCGAAATCTGTAACCCATAACGGGCAGGACAGTCTTACACAGATCGCCAGCAACATCGAAAAGAGATCAATCGGATCAGGCGGAGGCTTCGGCTTCCGATCAATCAAACCAGGAGCAGAGGTGGCACTGTTAGACAGTGCCGTTTTAGCGTTCTGGGCTGCATCAGTGTCTAAGGAACAGAAGAAGCAAAGGATCAGTTATTAAAACACCCACTCCGGGTGTTTTTAATATGACGGGAACTGCACCGGTAAATGTAGGGAGGAGAAAAATTTAATGGAAAACGATGAATTTAAGCCAATCACACTCAACACAAAGGAAGAAGCCGATCAATTTACTAATTCAGCCGTACAGGAGCGTCTAAAGAGAGAACGCGAAGCGACTGAAAAAAAGTATCAAGGATGGCTGTCTCCGGATGATCTTTCAAAGCAGACTGCAGAATTCAAAAAGTCAATCGATGACTTGACGAAGCAAGCAGACGAAAGCACAAAGACGATCACGGATCTAACAGCCAAAAATAAGAAATACGAAACATCGTCATTGAAGACGAGAGTCGCACTTTCAAAAGGGCTCGCCTACGAATGGGCTGAAAGGCTGAACGGTGAGACTGAGGATGACATCAGCAAAGACGCTGATCGCATTGCAAAGCTCATCGGTTCCAATCATTCAAAGCCGGCACCGCTGGCTGATCCAGAAACAGATCCGAATGACAAGGATGAAAAGAGGGCAGCACTCAGACAAACGCTGCGAAAACTAAAAGGAGAAGAATAAACCAATATGGCAGACATTTTAAACGCAGGAACATTATTCAATTCAGAAACAGCAAAGGATATCTTCAACAAGGTCGCTGGACATTCCGCACTTGCAAAGCTGTCCGCACAGACACCAATCCCATTCAGTGGCACTGATGTATTCACATTTACACTCGACAAGGAAGCTGCAATCGTTGCAGAATCCGGAAAGAAGGGCGTAGGCGGTGCAGATCTGGCTCCAGTCAAGATCGTACCTGTAAAGATCGAATATGGTGCTCGTGTATCAGATGAATTCATGAACGCTACAGAAGAGAAGCAGCTGGATATCCTGACATCCTATACAGACGGATGCTCCAAGAAGTTCGCTCGTGCTCTCGACATCATGGCCATCCATGGCTTTGATCCAAGAACAGCAACCGCTTCCGATCTGGTCACAGCTAAGTGCTTCGATACACTTGTCACAAATAAAGTCGATTATGCAGCAGCAACTGCAGATGATAACGTTGATGATGCAGTCGCTCTGATGAGTGAAGGTGCAGAAGTCAATGGTCTGGTTATGTCTCATCCATTCAAGACAGCTCTGAGAAAGATGAAGTCCACAGCAGGTGTCAGATTATATCCTGAGATCTCAATCGCAGACGGAACAGTCACAAACTTCTCTGGTATTCCTGCAGATGTAAACTCTACAGTGACATTCGGATCAAGCAAGGACAGAGCTCTGGTCGGTGACTTCCAGAATGCTTTCAAATGGGGTTATGCAAAGGATATGAACTTCGAAATCATCCAGTTCGGTGATCCAGATAACTCCGGCAAGGATCTGAAGGGATACAACCAGGTATATCTGAGATGCGAAGCATATGTCGGTTTCGGTATTCTTGATCCAAACGCATTCGCACACATCAGGGAGGCAGCATAATGCCTGTTTACAGAAATAAATTGGATGGTCGTATCATCGAAACAACGACTGCAATTTCTGGAGACAACTGGGAAGAGTATGACCCAAAGGCTCCAGAAGTTTCTGAAGCTGATCCAGATGAAGACGAACCAGGAGAAGATACTCCTGCACCAAAGAAAAAGAAAGCTAAAAAGTAGAGGTGGATATGGCAGACACAAACTATGCAACACTGGACGATATGACTGTGCTCTTTCGAGCTTTAACAGCTGACGAGCAGGCAAAGGCAACCAAGCTGCTGGCTATCGTGTCCGCAGAGCTCCGCACGTATGCAAAATCAGTCGGGAAAGATCTCGATGCGATGATTGCAGCAGATACCGATCTCGCACAGATCGCAAAATCTGTCACTGTCGATGTTGTTGGCCGAACACTTAACCAGGACACTTCTGGGAAACCTGTATCACAGGAAACTCAGAGTGCCCTTGGTTACAGTTGGACTGGCACGTATTTGAACCCAGGAGGAGGTGTGACCATCCTCAAAAACGACTTGAAGCGTCTTGGATTGAGACGTCAAAGGATGGGGGTGATTGATCCATATGATTACTGGGATCAAAGTAACTCTGGTCAATAAGACTCAGAATGGGAAAGATGAATTCAACGTTCCGATATACTCAGAGTCTAGTGAAACAGTTGAAAACGTCCTGGTCGGTGAACCGACTGGAGAAGATATCACTGCAGATCTTGATCTTTATGGAAAAAGACTGGCCTATACGCTGGCCATTCCAAAAGGGGACACTCATACCTGGGAAGACCAGGTCGTTGAGTTCGATCCAACTGGTGGAAGCAGCGTCAAGAGGTTCAGAGTCTATGGACCTGTCACAGCGGGGATCGAGAAGCTGATTCCGCTCAACTGGAACAAAAAAGTGAAGGTCGAACGCTATGAGTAAAAATAAATTTGTTGTAGATAAGGCAGGCGTCAGAGAGATGCTTTTATCTGACGAAATGCAGGCAGTTGTAGATGAATATGGATCTGCTGCTTTGCAGAGACTTGGGCCAGGTTATTCTATGAACTCCCGTAAGGGAAAGAACAGAGTGAACTGTGAAGTGACTGCAGATACTGTCAAGGCAGTTCGTGAGAGCCTTAAAAACAACACATTATTAAAGGCGGTGAGTGGAAAATGATCGAACCCGTTGTGATTGCTTATCTGAATGATAAGCTCGGCATCGATGTCGCAGGTGAGAAACTTGCGGGCATAGAAAAAATGGTCGTAGTCAGCAGAGTAGGATCTGGAGTCGATAACATGATTGACTCAGTGATGCTTTCTTTTCAAAGCTACGATACAACCAAAGCGAAAGCGTGTGCATTGAATGATCTTGTTAAAGAGGCAATCAATTCCATGCCGGATGAATTAGACAAAATATCAGAGTGCAAACTGAACAGCGACTATGATTTTACCGATACGGCAAAAAAAGGAAGCCGCTGGCAGTGTGTCTTTGACATAACATACTACGAATAGGAGAGTGAATAAAATGGGTAAAGTAGCAAACGTTACCGCTGCGAAGCCAAAGGTAGGCGGAGCAATTTATCGTGCACCTCTTGGGACAGCACTTCCAACTGGAACGGATATCGAATTGAATGCAGCGTTCAAGTCCCTGGGATATATTTCCGAGGATGGACTTGTAAACAGCAACTCCATGAGTACCGAACAGGTAAAAGAATGGGGAGGAAATGTCGTTCTGAATGAAGAGACTGAAAAGCCTGACTCATTTCAGTACACATTGCTTGAAGCATTAAATGTCGAAGTGCTGAAATCTGTATATGGAGACTCGAATGTTGAAGGTGCAGATACAACAGAAGGCATTCATATTAAGGCAAACAATGATCCACAAAAAGAATATTCATGGGTCGTTGATATGGTCATGAAGGGCGGTATCCTGAAGCGTATTGTAGTTCCAGATGCATCTGTCACTGCTGTAGGTGATATCACTTACAAGAACGGATCAGCAGTCGGATACCAGACAACCATCACAGCATTGCCTGATGATACTGGTCTGACACATCACGAATATATCAAGGCACCATCTGCAAATGCTGCAGCAACAACTACAACTACAACTACAACAACTGGAACGGGGAGCTAAGTAGATCATGATTACAGGTAAGACACAGACAGGTTTTGAATTCTCTATCGATGAAAAGGTAGCGGATGATATGGAGTTCGTTGATGCAGTTGCTGACTGCATGTCGGGAGAAGATGCCAAGGCAACAATGGGACTCTCTCTCGTGATCAATAAATTATTCGGCATGAAGGAAAAGAAAAAACTCTACGATCACTGTCGTACAGAAGACGGTAGAGTGCCGATTGAAAAATTAAGTGCAGAGATTACTGACATGTTCTCTGCTATTGGTGAGAACAAGACAACAAAAAACTCCTGACCCTTGCCGACATGATCGCAACGGACGAAGATGCTTTGATCTGTGATCTTGCCGAGACGTATCATATATACAACTATCGAGGGCTACCGGTTCAAACACTGGCAGCCCTTTCTGTCGGTTTAAGGGACAACGCACGTATCAAAATGAAAATGGCGGGCTTCAGGGTAGATACTACAACAATGTTGCTCGCTTCGATTGCAGACTCTTTGCATATTTTAGTCTGGCAGAATACGGAGAACGGACATAATGGTGTTCATATTCCTCCGTCTATTTTCAATCAGATCACAGGAGCTGACGATCAATCACAGAGCCAGAACGAGTCATTCGATACACCTGAAGACTTCAGATCAAGATGGAACGAACTGGCTGGAGAGGAAAAATAACACATGGCAAAATTAGGAACTCAATACGTTCAGATTGTGCCATCAACTGAAGGCATTGGAAGCAAACTTTCGTCTCTTTTAAGTGGGCCATCGAATGAAGCCGGAAACAGTGCAGGCATAAGTATTGGAGGTGCAATAAAAAATGCACTTGCAGCAGCTGGTATCGGTGTAGTTCTTAAAAAGGCAATCACTGAAGGAGCTGATCTGCAGCAGAGTATTGGTGGCGTGGAGACATTATTCAAGGACTCTGCAGGAACCATTGAAAAGTATGCTGCAGATGCATACAAGACTGCAGGACTATCAGCAAACGGATACATGGAGACAGCGACTGGTTTCGCTGCCTCTTTGGTCTCTTCACTCAAAGGAAACACAGAAGCAGCTGCAGAGTCTGCAAACATGGCCATCACAGATATGGCCGATAACAGCAACAAGATGGGAACTGCCATGGACTCGATCCAGATGGCATACCAGGGCTTCGCAAAACAGAACTACACGATGCTCGACAACTTGAAGCTCGGCTATGGTGGTACAAAAACAGAGATGGAGCGTCTGCTGCAGGATGCTTCGAAACTGTCTGGACAGAAGTATGATATTTCAAACCTGAATGATGTATATAGTGCAATCCATGTCATCCAGGGAGAACTAGGCATCACTGGAACAACCGCGAAGGAAGCAGCTACAACAATCTCAGGATCATGGTCTTCATTGAAGTCTGCAGCATCCAACTTCCTTGGAAACTTAACACTGGGAAACGATATCAAACCATCACTGAATGCATTGGTCGATACTGCATCGACCTTTTTATTTCAGAACCTGATACCGGCAATCGTGAACATCATCGCAGGTCTTCCAGACGCATTGATCAGCGTCATCACAAACGGGCTGCCGAAGTTCCTGCAGTCTGGTGCTGACCTGGTAAGCAACATCATCACCGGTCTGCAGAATGGATTTCCGCAATTGCTTCAGACTATTGAACTGGCAGTCACAGGAATGCATCAGTATATCATCGATGATCTTCCGAATATCCTTCAAAATGGTGTTGACATGATCACGAATTTTGCGACCGGCATGTTGAACAATATGCCGACCATTATTCAGACTATCGGAAACATCTTGCTGACTCTCGTTCAGAGCATCCTTCAGGCACTGCCTCAGATCATGGATGCCGGCACGCAGCTGATCAACAACATGGCGAACGGTCAGAATAATGCAATCCCACAGATCATCTCGTCCATTGGCACAATACTGAGCAATTTATTGAGCTGCATCATGGACAATTTGCCAACTATCCTGGAGTCAGGAATTCAGTTGATTGGAGCACTAGCTCAGGGATTGCTGAACAATTTACCGGAAATCATTTCATCGATTGCACAGGTGCTCGTTCAGCTGCTGAAGACAATTGGTGAGCATCTCCCGGAATTACTTGAAAAAGGTATTGAAATGATCGGCCAGATCGCAGCCGGATTGATCCAGGCTATCCCGCAGCTGATTGAAGATCTTCCACAGATCTTTGACAGCATCAAGGATGCATTCGGACAAGTAGACTGGGGAGAACTTGGAATGAATATCCTAAAAGGAATTGGCCAGGGATTGCTTAATGCAGTTGGCGATATTGGAAATGTAGTAGCAGATGTTGCTGGTGATATATGGAATGGCTTCACCAGTTTCTTCGGTATCCATTCACCTGCAAAAAAAGGAATATGGGGTGGAAAAATGATTGATGCTGGATGGGCTGTCGGTATTTCTGATAACACAGACATGATGGTCAATGCAGCACATGATGCTTCACAGGAAACGCTTGACGCAATGATGGTCAAGCCGAGTGATGTGGATACCGGTATGTTCTACTCCGGATCAGACGCTGCATCATTGAAGAACGCTGCCGGATCATCTCAATCTGGTTTTACACAGAACAACAACTATTACAGCCCGAAGGCTCTTGATGCGAGCGAGTCTGCAAGGCTGACGAAGATCTCGACCAGGAACATGGTCCTGTCTTTGAAAGGGGCTAAATAATGACCAGGACGATCACATGCATAAATGAGGACAATGTATCACTGACATTCGGAAATAAGTTCTCTCCGTGGGTCCTGGTCGATATTACAGGCCTTTATTCATTTGAGAATGATGTTGCAACAAACGACAACACAATGACAGACGGTGCCGTCTATCTTGGCTCAACAACTAAGAAACGGAACATCGTCATGACAATACGAGACAAGTCTGATCACAAAGCAAATCGACAGATCTTGTATACATTGTTCAAGTCTAAGAGCATTGGTAAATTGATATACAAAGAAAACGATGAAGAACGGATGATCGAGTACAGAGTAGAGTCTGCAGACATCGATGGAACTAAGAATTCGAGGACTGCGACAGTATCGTTGATATGTCCTGATCCATTCTTCAAAGATCTTTATGATATCGATATACAAATGGCTGGATGGGCGTCAGATTTCGAATGGCAGCACGAATTTATAGATGGCGGTGAAGAATTTGGAACCAGAGTCAAGTCATCTCTGAAAGAGATTGATAATGAGTCTGCTGCTGATCACATCGGTATCACTGCGACAATGACATTCGATGGATCTGTGACGAACCCATCACTGCTCCTGGTAGAACAGGGACAGAAAATTCAAGTCGGAACTTCAAGTCATCCTCTCAATCTTGTGGTCGGAGATATTATCACGATCACAACATCTACCTATCACAAGAACGTTTATCTGACACACAATGGAGTTCAGACGTCAGTCAACGAATTTCTGAGCGAAGACTCTCAATTCATGCAACTGGTACATGGTGCCAATACGTTCAAATATGACGCCGATGTCGGTGCGGATAATATGAACGTAAAGATTTCATATCGTTTGCACTATATGGGGTGCTGATCATGGAGATAAAAATCTATCGTTCTGATCTTTACAGAATAGGACAGACTGACAATGCTACGAGTCTTCTGTGGAATAGAAAATTCTATGAACCAGGAGACTTCGAGCTCCATGTGCCAATTACAGACGAGAACATTGAAATGCTGCAGCCTGGAAACATTGTTGCAAAAGACGGATCAAAAGAAGCCGGCATCATCGAGGACATCCAGAAGGAAGAAACATCATCAAAAAACGAACTGACCGCAAAGGGCCGGTTTCTTTCTTCGTACATGGACCGCAGACTGATCAAAGGTATTTTCAATTTCACAGGAAAGACAGAGGTGGCTATGCAGAACATTCTTACGAATGCGACAGCAACGAGCGACACTATTATTCCTTTGGTTGAACTTGCTGCTCTCAATGGATTTGATGATACTGTCAGCTTTCAGTGCACATACAAAAATCTTCTGGCATATGAAACGAAGTTATCGAGATCAAGCAATATCGGATATCGTTTCTATCCTGATTTTGTAAATAAAAAGATCATATTCCAGACCTACAAAGGAACTGATCGAACGTTTGGCCAGAACGTGAATTCATATGTCATTTTCTCTGAGGCATATCAGAACCTGGAACATCCGGTATATAAGTACAACGACCAGATGAAAAGAACTCTGGCTATTGTTGGTGGAGATGGTGAAGGATCTGCAAGAGTATATGTGACAGTCGGATCCGGGTCTGGTCTTGCTCTCCGTGAATTATTTGTGGACGCAAAAGACATCCAGCGTGGAGATCTTACAAATGATCAATACCTGAATGCACTCGCACAGAGAGGATATGAAAAACTTGCTGAGAATATCGAAAGCGAGTCACTAGATGCTGACGTGGATCCATCAATCAATTTTACGTACAAAGAGCAATATGATATCGGCGATATCGTTACGATTGAAAAAACAGGATGGGGGCTCATGACAAACAAGCGGATTACAGAGATCCAGGAAATTTACGAACACGATCAGATGGTCGTTGTCCCTACATTCGGAGATCCACTTCCGACATCAATAGATTGGAGTGAAAACTAAAATGTCAATAACAGCATTCTTTTACAATTCAAAAGACGGAGACCGCAAGTATGATGCTTCCAGCATGGAGAACTGGCTGAAAAAGTTCTTTACGAATGGAATATTCACTGGTGATTTCGAAGTCAAAGAAGGAACCGGCATGGCTGTCACGATTGGTTCTGGATATGGAAATATCAATGGAAAAGTGGCAATGTCCGACTCGGATGTGAGCCTAGACATATCTGCATCTTCGGGAACCCTTTCAAGAATTGACTCGATCGTGCTGCGGAGAGATGACACGAACCGCGTTATGAGCCTCGTAGTTATCCAGGGAAGCAGTTCAAGCAATCCAACCGCTCCGGCCATTGTCAGAACAAACGGAGTCTATGATATGCGACTTGCAAATATCGCAGTGAATGCCGGAACGGTTAAGATCACGCAGGCAGACATCACAGACACAAGGACATCTGCAGACTGTGGAATTGTTGCGTCAACCGTAACGGAGATGGACTTCAGCCAATTCGCAGCACAGTTCGAAAGTTATTTCAAACAGTTCAAGGAAAACAAAGAGGTTGAGATCACAACATGGTTCTCTGATCAAGAAACACAGTTCAATACATGGGAGACAAACCGTGAGCAGAACTACGAGACATGGTATACAGAAAGACAGGCTGCATTTAATGCCTGGTATACAACAATCGTGGGAAAACTTGACGGAGACGCAGCAGCCAAGCTCACAGAGGAAACAACTGAGCTGGACGAACGTCTTTCACTGCTTGAAAAGATGGTCCTGAAGAACCAGATGTCGGTGCCAATTACTACAGACACCGGAGCTTTAATCGTTACTGACGACGGCAAGGCAATCCTTGCCGATTGGAAGTATAAAGAAATCTAAAGAAAGAGGAGAAAAAAATGAGCGTTATTTCAATTGAAACATCAAAGATCAACGAGCTGACACTTGCTGATCTGGTTGGATCAGACGACGATCTGGTGGTCGTAAGATTTGCAGATGGATCTGGTGTCAAGGCTGTCAAGCTCGGAGCGTTGCGAAAAGCAATGTCCGGAGATCTTTCACAGCTAACTACAGCAGACAAAGAGTCAATCGTATCAGCAATCAATGAGGTTGATGCAGCCCAGAAGAAGACTGCAGAAGATCTCTCTCCGCTGATCTATGCAAACGCAGGATCACATAACAGTGTTTTCAGAGGCAAGTTCTTAGGCACGAGCGTGACCGCTGCACAATTCAAAGCAATCAGTGACGGCACGTTTGAAGATCTATATGTCGGTGACTACTGGACAATGGGAGGAAAGAACTGGCGTATTGCCGGCTTCGACATTTTCCTTCATACAGGAGATACAGAACTGACAAAGCATCACGCAATTGTATTGCCTGATGAGATCCTATACAAAGGACAGATGAACTCTACAAACACAGCAACCGGAGGATATTACAATAGTGCAATGAAGCAGTCTGGTCTTGCTGCAGCATTGACAACGATCAACAGTCTTTTCGGAAGCTCACACATTGTCACAAGACGTGCACTGCTCGACAATGCTATCAGCGGAGACGATGCAAGTGGATGGGCATGGTATGACAGTCAGATTG